CAAAGAACCATGAAGTAGAACATTTCCAGCACTTGCTGCGTCTGCAACAATTACGCCAGAAACATTACCCCAATCACCAGTTGCTGTCGGAAAAGTAATAGCGCCAGTATTTTGTGTTGCACCATCACTAGGGGCATCCCATGCGGTTACTTGAACTCTAGCATAAGAACCACCACTCGCTTCTTGAGTGAGAGTTCCAGCTTCAAGTTTAGTTGTTTCATAAAATTTAATAAGTCCCACATATATACTAGTTCCGGGTGTAGTAAATGCAGTGTTTCTCAAAACGTGGCTGGCCAGCGCGTTTTCGAGATATGTTGACATAGCTGACATATTATATGTCTCCTTTTTTCTAGAAAGTTATTAGCTCCATTCGCTTCCAAGTATCTGTATCTACACAAACATATAGATGGTGTACTGTAGTTCCATCAAAGTCAGTGCTTCCGAACTTCATTTCACCTTTTGTGCAAGATTCAGTTGCGCTGGATGGTTTTGTATCATCCCAAAACGTTAATGAATCACCGACATCGGTGAAAACACTTCTAATGTTTTCTGGGGTGATTTGAGCGGAGTTATTGTCTGGCAATAACGTACTAACTTGGGTAGTAAGCTCTGTTTTGGTTCTTTTAGTCATGCATAAAATTTCCAATTACGTCTGTAATTCCAATATATTATACACCATAAATACAAAAAAACCGCCCCTAGAAAACTAGGGACGGCTTAGTGCGTGGTTATCTAACTAAGATTCTTAGAAAGAACCGAGAAGGATGCGTCTGTTATCCAGAACAGCAAATCCAATTTCAGCCCAACCGTAGAAGCCAGCTCGTTGCTGACGGTGCAATGCATCGTCTTCAAAGATCTGAACATCTTGCTTGACAGGCATAATAAAGCTGTCATTAGCAGACAAGTCAAGACCAACCACTAGCTCAGGATCAGTACCGTTCAGGCTACCAGCAAGCTGGTCGCTGAAGAACAGTTGATATTCCTGAGATTCACCCAGTTCGTCCATGTCGTGAAGATTCACACCAAAGACGCGGGTGATTGCAGCGCCGTCATCTCCGGCCTGATAGATTTCACGACGAGTGATCTCGTCAACTTGATCAATACCCCAGTTGCGGATATCTTCAAGGGCTTCAGGCGAAAGGTAAACATCGGTCAACTTACCACGGTTCAAGGAACCGGAGTTGCCACCAGCGTTTCGACGCATAACGGTTTTCATCAAAGAAATGATACGCTTGGTGAACTGACCATCAGCAGCATCAGCGTCATAGACCAAAACATTTCGGTCAACGCCAGCAGCCAACAGGGTGTGCCAACCATCATCATTCATCTTCTTTACAAAGCCAGCTTCAAGAACTTGCATTGCGCGACCCACAACATCCCAACGGGCTTCACGAGCGTAGCGAAGAAGGTAATCAATCGAGGATGCGACTGAATAAGTCGGAACCATGACGTAATCGCCTTCGACAGCACGTTCAGGAACGCGACCGTGACCGGGATTGGTGTAAGCCACATGATCGCCTTCTGTTCCGGGGGAAAGAAGGTCAAGTGGGAATTCAGCGGCAGAACCGGGAGCCATTTGGATCTTTTCAAAGATACCATCAAGAACATCGCCCACCAAAACACCCTTACGGAGGGGAGTTTCAAGAGCAACCGCCAGTTCTCGCTGTGCAGCGAGAGCCTCATTCTTTTCGGCGCTACCGGAGCGCTGAATGAGTTCAATAAAATGATCATCAGGTTTAGTCATTCTACTCATTATTAAAGTCTCCTTTAAGGGTTAAAATTATTCTAATGCACCAGCGTCGGTGTTCATGACACCAGCAGGTAGATTAATTTCTACTTTGGCATAACCGTCTTCGTCCTTAGTGGACATCCAACGACCAACATGAATATATTCAGTTGAGTCAACGTTGGCTTTGATGGTTAGGTTACCAGCAGTAGCGTCATCAAGATAAGCCAGCGCGCCAGCAGTAGGCGTACCAGTTATCATATTGGTTACAACATAACCCTTCTTAAGGACGGCTACTTTACCACCCTTTTGGACTTCATCTTTGTGCCAGTTAATGTGTTGGCGAGTGAGGTCAAGGTTAACTACATCATTGAGCAGAACGCCCACAGGAATAACATCATTCGCTGCGGCTGTATATGCTACTTTTGCACCAGCTTGATCCATAGCTGCACCAGATCCAGCGCTTGCAAGGGCAACAACCCCTCCACGCTCTGCTGTGCCAGCATTGTAGAAATAGCTAATGTCTACATCGAGTTCA